TTGGCAAAATTCTTGCCCTTTTTGCCGATGTCATTGCCGGCAGCGGCTTTCTTCGCGGAATAGGATTTGGTCGCCATTTCAGCAGCCCTTCTTCGCGCCTTTGCCGCCCTTCATGGGCTTTTTGTCGTCTTTCTTGGCGGGTTTGCCGGCGTACTTGATCTTGCTCATTGCCAATTCCTCATCGAGAGTTTCGGCGTGCCGGGCTTGGCGCGCTCGTGGAGTTCCAGAATCGCCTCGTGGATTTGCATCTTTTGGTCTTCGGGAACCCCAGGCTGGCCAAGGAGTCCCGCAAGGCTCTGAACCGCATTCCCGAGATGGTCTTTCCAATGCCTGCGAATGAACTGTTTTTGCGAGCCTGCTTCGGTCCTGAAGCGATCAGTCCGTGACAGTTCGTAGAAGCAGCCGGCGATTTCCTCCGCTGTCTTGCGGATAAGGATCGGCACCTCGCCGGAGCGAATGTTGATGTTCACTGCTGCATCCCTGCCTGATTTGGTAATTGCTGGCCCATGGGAGCCTGCTGGGACGCCTGCGGCTGCTCGTTCGGCATCTGCTGGCTCTGATTGCCGGCACCCTCTGGCGAGCCTCCTATCAGCATTTCAATCAACGTCTGCTTGAGCAGCGGCTGTATCTGATCGGGAGAAATCGCCGGGCCAGAATTGCCGATTGCCGTAATGCGCTTCGATTCCGCGTCATAGGCGCGAATGTCGATATCGCGGCCCTTCTCACTCAACTGCTTTTGCAGGGAGACAATGGCGTCCTGGGCCTGCTGCAACTGTCCCTGAAGCTGCTGGACCTCAGGAGGTGGCGCGGTTCCCTTAACCGCAGCCGGGATCGTATTCGCGTAGCGTTCGGCCAACTCATCGGCCATCGGGAAATCGGCCGCCTTCCAATAGAGGTCGCCAGCCTTCTCGAGGAAGGCCTTGTCCTGAGCCGCGATCTGCGTCATCGCGTTGAAAGCTTCCTGCCGGCGCGTGGCATATCCGGGTCCAGTGTCGCTCTCGATTTCGTAGCGCCCGACATTCGGGTTGAAGATTGCCGCGACGACCTCTTGCTGCTCCTGGGCTGCCGGCTGGTGCGCCGCTTGCGCATCGGGTTCGATCTGCACCTGGCTTTCCGTTCCATCCTTGGCCAGGATTCGGATCACGCGCGGCGTGTCATAAATCTTCGGGATCAGATCGATCAGGATCTTGCCAGTGTATTTGATGCCGATCGCCAAGTTGTCGATGTAGTGGTAGGTCGCGTTGTCGCCCTGGCGCTGGCGCTCATTGATCGCCTTGCCGGACGTGGCGTTCTCATTGGCACCGAACTGGCTCTGATACTGGCCTGAAGCCATCATCAACTGCTGTTCGCAGATACGCATGCCTTCGATGTAGGCCGAAGCCATGGTGGGCGGCTGGGTGCGGGCCGGGGCCGGGATGACCCTCTGACCATCCTCCGACATGGAATTGTACGGCAGATAAGCCGCGTCATCGAGGTTGGACTTGGCCCAGTATGTTTCCAGCCCTTCCGTGGCTTCGACGGCGGCAACGTAGGGCGTCTGGGTCTGAAGCGCGACCTGAGCCGTAGCCTCCGATGTCCAGTAATTGTACATGCGCTGGGCGTCTTTCATCGAGCGCGTGTGGCCCTTTCGGTCCATCTTGCCTTCGATGATGGTCTCTTCGCCGATCACCCTGACGATAGGAACGTATTTGCCAGGCCAGGAGCGGCTATCGATGATCTTGTTGCCGGCAATCTTGAACCATTCCATCGCGTCGGTGAGGACCGAACGTTCGTTGGTGTTGGGGTCGTCCTTCACGATGTCGTAGGTCTGCTTCTGGCCTTCATCCATCACGCTCTTGCGGACGATGACCTGCTGCTGCGTAAGCGGATCGATATAGGCGACCAACTTATCCGCCTTTTGCGTCCGCCGGTAATATTCAGCGATGCGAACGCTATCCTTTGAACACCAGAAATCGCCCTTCCCGATCACATCGAGGCCAGCATCCCCTTTGAAATCAGGGTATTCAGCCTCGAACTTGTCGCGGCTCATGTCCTCGAAAATAAACCCGAACCGGGCGTCGGAGCCGTCCGCTTCCGAGATGTCGGGGTCCAGGTACACCGAATCCGGGTTTTTGATGCGCCGGATATAAATCTCCTGGTCAAAGGTGTCTGGCGAGACGTAATCCGTGATCACGCGCCAGTAGCCGATGCCTCCTTCAACCTGGAAGGTTGTTGCGTGGTCGTAGGCTTGCTCGGCATTCGACTGATATTCAATATGCCGCACGACGCCTTCGAATATCTGCGCCGCGTCGTAGGTGGCGCCGTCCCCGACTGGCCTGATGTTGACGCCCGGCTTGTTCTGCTTGGCATCGTTGATGATCTGGAGGTTGTGCTGGCGGGTCTTGTTGATCGTCAGGCACGGCTTGCGCTTGTCGGCGCGGTTCTGCTGCAACACCTGATCCCACTGCCAACCGTTTTCCGGGTCGGCATTGGCGAATTTCATGTCCTCGACAAAGCGCTTGCGAAAGTCGGCTTCCCAGTCCTCACAGGCTTGAAACCGCTTCTTGGCCTCCTCCAGGATGTCGCTGTCTTTTTGTGAGGTCATCCCATCCAACCTTGCGACATGCCAGCGACCGAATTCATTCTTGGGAGCGGCGGAGGCCGCTTACTCTTGACGCCATCCCGCATTCCGACCGCGAAATACCGAGCCGCATCCGCAAAGTGTGAAGCATCATCGTGCAGCGGATTTTTCGAAAACTGGCCGGTTACCTTATCGACCTCGTAGCGATACCTACGCAGCGCCCCAAGGCCATCCTCGCAGAGCTTTTCGTCCCACCACACTTGCGGGAAGATGGTGCGCAGCGCGTTGATGCCGTCCTCAACCGACAGTCGCGGCACGATCCGAACTGGCATTCCGCTGGCCCGGGTGATTTCCTCTATGCTCTTGCCGGTGCCAAGCTGCTTTGCCTGGGCGTCATGCGGCAGCCAAATGCCCTCGATGATGTAGCCGAAGGACTGGATAAGCCCGAGATAGTGAGGCCAAGGCTTCTGCCTGTCCTGCACCGCCCGGAGCGCCCGGTATTCCATCCCGATCTTCTGGATGAACCAGAGTGAAGTGTGATCGGCCCACCCAAGGTCTGCAAAGACATTGACCGGCTTGGACGCGTCATAGGGAACGCGGCAAATCCGCTCGCCTTCTTGCGCCGCGCGCATTTCGTTGGCGTAGATGGCCCCATCGAGGGTTTGCCGGCAGTTGCCCTCCCAGACATTGAGATACGCGTCAACGTCGCGGGCTTTGAGGTCGTCCTTCTCCTGTCTGAGGACTTCAGGAAACCAAGGGTTATCGCGCCAGTTGATCTTTTCAACGACCGATTCTGTCGGCGGGTTTAGCACGAAGCGCTTATAGGTCTCGTCAGTCTCCAACTCGGGATTGAAGCTGATCCATATTTCCGATCCTTCCTTGCGGATGGTCGGGATGAGTTTGTCCCACGAGAAAGAGGAAACCATCTGGGCTTCCTCGACCCAAACGATATCAATGCCCTCTTTTGATTTCAGGCTGTCCACATTGTGCCGCAAGCCGGAGAAGATGAATTCACTTCCGGTCGTACGGCAGATGATTGTCGTCTTCTGGATCTCGTAATGATCCGACAAACCCAGTTCGGCGATCTGATCGCTTAGGAGTTTGTGAACCGAATCCGTAATCGAGTTCTGGAACTCACGAGCGCACAGGATGCGCTTGGTCTTCTGCGCCGCGATGATGAGCAATGCGCGAGCGATCGACCAGGATTTTGCGGACCCTCGCCCGCCCCATGCCACCTTGTATCGCTTTGGCTGGAATAGAAACGCCAGCCTCTCGGGGAACTCAGCCTGCACGCGCCAATTGTCCGACTGCGAGCGGCGTTACGATTTCCCCTTCGATCAGATGAGCATAGCGAACGTCTTCGTATGCTAATGCCACCGCTTCCCTGGCCCGGCTTTCCATCGCCTTTAGGCGTTTAGCCTGCTCTTGAAGAGCGGCGGGCTGATTGATGAGACCAGACAACCAAATCATTCCGGCTCTCTTGGCTTGACCAGAACGATTTCGAAGCGGTTGTCCGTCTTGATCGGTCCGCCATTGGCGCCGGTCAGTTCGTGATCCTGTTTGTCGCGCCAATCAGCCGGGAAGCGGTTCTTCATATTGAAAATGAAGCTCGTGGCATTGAAGTTTGGCGTCTGACCGAAGGTTGCCTTGCGGCCTTCTGATTCCCACCAGCCTTGGGCCGTCTCTACCGCTTGCTTTACGGCGTCCAAAAACTCAGGATGCGCCGCTGCCCAGTTGTCCATCGTCTGACGGGTGCAACCCAGCGCGTGCGCCATCTCAGCCTTGCTGGCGCCCGACCTGCCAAGTTCGATGACCTTCTCGCAATAGGCTGGATCGTAATCGGTCGGACGGCTCATGAATGCTCCGCTTAAGCGGCCGTCGGCACGAGCGCCGTGAGAGCATCGACCTGGGCCTGAAGCTTGGCCTTGGCATCCTCTGCCGAGGACTGAGCCGCGGCGAGATCCGCGTTGGCCTGATCAAGCGCCGCCTTATCGGCTGCATGCGCGGTCTGTTCTGCTGCCAGTTCGGCCTCGACCTGCGCAAGCCTGGCTTCCGCATCTGCCCCGGTGCCAAAAGCATCGGCAACCCGTTTCACGCTTGCAGCGAGATTGTCCAGTTCGGCATTGAGCGAGGAGAAATCCACGGCGGCCATGGCATTGTCCCGACGAAAGAGGAAATTGAGGAACCGAGAAAGAGCGCTCACTTGATAACCTCAGCGCACAGGTGGAACGGCGGGGATTTTTGCCCCCCGCCGTCTTGCTATCAGTACAGCATCGCCACGGGGCCAACGGCGGCCGTGTAGGTCGTCGGAGGAGTGATCGCCGCGCTGGTGCCGAACGTGCCGGTCGCCGAGCCGGTGAGCAGCGGCGAAACAGGAGCGTTGTAGGTGGCAAAGCGTGCCGTGGTGCCGTTGAGCTGCACGACGATGAAGTAGATGCCGGCATTGACGGTGACCGGGGCAGTGAACGGAATCGCCTGCCAGGTGCCGGCGGTGCCGACAGTGACGCCAGCCGTTGCCGTGGTGGCCACGAGGTTGCCGGCGCTGTCATGCAGTTCGAAGATGAACTTGTCGGTGCCGCCAGTGCCGCCGATCAGCGCGCGAATGCCAGTGACGACGGTTCCGTCCGTACCAATCGACGTATCGACATAGTAGCGGGTGCCGGAAACAGCGGTCTGGCTCAGGTTGTTGTTGAGATAGAGCATCGCCATTGCGAGACGCACCAGCGAAAGCTTCGCCGTCTGCGGCGCCTGACCGCTCGGCAGGAAGGTATCAACAACGATATGCTCGCTGCCGGTGATGAGGTTGTCAGTCTGGACGCCAGGAGTGTAGAGGCCGGCCATTTCATATTCCTTTCATGGATGTTGAGCAGGCCGGTTGGGCCTGTGGTTCAGGACTGTTGCGGGTTTCAGGAGAAGAGAGCGGTAGCGCTCAATGTGCGGAGCGGAAGGAAGGATAGTCCTTGTGCCCACTCCGCATACTTTGGGTCATCAAGGAGAGCGATTGGGCTGGCCCATTTGCCAGCCAATTCTGAAGCGACGATTTGCCGTGGCGCCAGATCGGGATTGACCCCGAGCGATAGCAGATCCTCTTTCTGGCTGCCATCCATCACCAGCCAAGTGAACATCAGGCGGGATTCTGGCTCGCGATCGATGCCACCAGCGTCCCAGTTGACCGAGTGAAAAACACTCTCATCTGTACGGGCATCGAATTATCGATTGGACAGTTCGCGTTCGTGGTCAGGGCGATGGCATTCCCTGCCCCATCGGTGATATTATTCCAGGTGCCATCGGGATTGGGCCCGGTCTGGAGATTGACCGTTCCAGTCCAGGTGCCGGACAAGGTAAGCCAGCCATTCTGGACAGTGATCGGAGTCCCCGCGCCCGTGGCCGCCAGTGTATCGGGTGCCCTGTTAGCCATTAGTCAGCTCCGAGTTCGGCCCGACCGCAGTAAGCGCGCCGGTACCGCTTGTGGTTCCTGTTGCCATTTATGGCGCTCCTGTAGGAGTCCTTTTGAGGGGAGGTTGCCGGGGGATGGGTGGCTTAAAGCGGCGG